TCGGCTCGTATCCACCTCTTGTTCATGCTGACGCAAGAGGAACGTCCGCTAGCCTTGAGATGCTCACCATAGAGTGGATCACTCCAATCGCCGGTAAGCGTCTTAAGCAGAGCGAAGGGCCCATCAATCTCGTATTGATGAGCAGGGCTTCGAAGAACATAGGTTTGAACCTCTGATCTCTGAAGCTTAGGATTCCATCTTGTCTTCGGGCTCTTACGAGTCGAAGGATCAAGATGGAGCCATCCTAGCCCTGACGATGATTCATCAACGATCGGGAGGATGCCAAGGGCATCCTCGACTTCCGATCTGATGAACTCTGCAGTTCTGGTCAGCCCGCCCTCCTGAAGGAGATTAGCGGAGCTTACCAGAGAGCTGAACCATCGAGCGTCACGCTCGGAGGTGTCAACATCTACGCGGAGGTAAACCGGATTAACCGGCGTACCTCGGTAGAAATCCCCACCGCAGCTTTCCCGGAAAAATCCGGAAATGAAAGTTTTAGAGGGGTTGACCTTGAGACCATGGGCTTCAAGATCAGACACAACCGAGTTGGCGTAGTCCGTGGGGACGATGATATCGTCACCATAGACGCGGAACACGCCTTGACAGTATGTCAAGGCGCGCTCCAGAGATCCGATTTCACGAGCGATCCTATCAAAAGCAATGGCCGTAAAGACCATAGCCTCGATAGGGAAGCAAGTGGCGGAACCCATGGAAGCGAACTTCTTTAGGTGGATTTCTTCACCATCAGGAAGTACAGCTTTCCTAGAACGACTCGCGTCGAGGGCGGCCAGAACATCTGGCCACCAACCAAACAGACTAGATACTAGACTGAAGGCTACGCGGTCGCTGGCATCACTAAGATCAATCGTCGCCGTGAGGCGGTGAACTGATCCTTGCTCTGCCAAGTGCTGGTTAGGAGTCTGATCAGTAAAACCGATCAGTGAAGCACTCCTAGGATCCCGTTCGAGTAACGGGACAAGAGCGCGCATGATCCCCTGCTGTGCATACTGCATAGCAGTGGGCTCAATTGCGATCAGGCGCGGCTTCCGCCGCGTCTTGGGTACAGGAGTAACCTTCACAGGTCGCTCCTCTAGCTCGTCGAGGTACCTTGGTTGGAATTCTTGGAAGTACTTCCAACTAGGTAAGCAGTACTCCCCAAAAGGGAAGATCTGCTCCAGGCGGTCTGGCCACTCATACTGTTCGAACTTCTCGTTTCCGATAAGTCGATCAGCAGTAGCGCCAGGACCGTGCCCGACTGGAAGCTCAAACGCGTTGATACGCGCCGTGAGCCTCTCCAATTGACGACCGAACAGGAATGCGAATGTCTTCTTCAAAGAAGAGGACGCTTCAACATTCGCAAGCCCGGCGTCAATCTCGACAAACTTCCGCAACTGTGCGGTGACTCCCTTCGGAGGGCACACCTCGAAGATCTTCTTGTAGAACAAGGAGATCTGACGGATGGCCTTTATCGAAGTGATATCCGCATCAGTACGGACGTAAGACTCATCGAACACTCTGCCGAAGAAACCTTGCAGGAATGCAGGGTGACCGCGACCTCGAACACTCTTGAAGTGTGGGAAGTCAGAGGGCAGAATCCGACCTCGCTCCAGGGCTCTCTCGAGCCCCTCGGCGATCTCAGGAAGGGTAATCGTTAGAAACGAATCCCCTTCATGTTCGATGCGATGAGACACTTCAAGAATGTCTCGTCTTACCGATACGCCACACAACTGACCACAGTCTGTGATCAGCTTTTGGATCAAAATCTTCGAGCTTTTCATACCAGCCTTTCATTAAGGAAGGGTGTGGTATCTCGAGCCTCTCAGAAAAGGATCCCCAGAGCGAAGACGATAGCCAGCAGTACGAAGCCAAACCCCATGGACCCGATGAGGGCCAGGAGGTAAAGCGCGTACCGTGGCGTTGTGTCTAGCTCCATCGCACGCCGGGGCTCTTCAGCCATCACGCTTCACCCACGAGAACTCGCGGGTAGGCGGTGGTGGCCACGAAGGCGCCGAGCGCCTCGGCCAGGTCGGCGAGCTCGTCGGTCGTCCACGTCCCGTTATCGGGACGACGGCAGACGAGCCACACAGAAGCGGTCGTGATCCGGCTCACGTTCGTGAGCGGATCCACGATCGGCTTCTTGTGGTCGATCCTGACCATGGTAGAAGCTCCGGACTTCGCGTTGAACGTTGAAGAGATCGTCATCTCCACCTGACCGGTGGAACTGATGAACGATCCCTTGTTCTTCGCGAGGTCCGTGCGTGCAAGCGAAACGGCGGAACCCGAAAGGGTTACCACCTGGGGGTCTGAGAGAGCCATGAGACTTGGTCCTATTCTGTTGTTATTCAGATGTTCGATCGGGATAACCCGAGCGAGGCGAGAATCGCCAACTGCGTTGCCGAAAGAGCTTTGGAGTTTGCTCCAAAGCCCCACGGACTTGCGCGGTCGCGCTGCTTCGTGGACATTCTCAGCGTAGCTGAGAACTGCCCATTTGAAGCAGTATGCGTAACCTCGGAATGACACATGATATACGCTCGCTGAATGCGAACGTTGTTCCGTGCCATAACAGAAAGGTTCTGCAAAACCGGTTCAACTGGCAGAAGCCAGCCAACCAGCCAGGACCACGGGATCAGATTCCAGATAGTCTGCGCGTCGAGATTGAGTCCTAGGACATATCTCATCTGCGCGAACCGATCAGAAATCTCAGGGAGAGTCGGCAGATCATAAAAATATGCTGCCGAGAACCAGGTTGTAGTCGTTCTAGTTATAGAATGATTACAGACCTTGGGCGTATTATACCCGGTGATGGCACCGCCACCACCAAAGATGTAGGTATAATGCGACCAGCTCTCATCCGCCACCACCGTCTTGGGCCTAAGCCCGCGGCGAATCTCACGGCCGTTGTTACGGACGAGCTCTTTCATCTTCTCTTCCAACCTAGGAAGAGTCAAAGCAAGAGCCTGCAAATCCGAAAGGAGAGGCAGGTACCCGAACGTATAGTTCAGGAACTCATCCGCAACATGCTTGGCATTGAAGCCCTTGCGAAGGTTAGACCCAAGTTTCTTGGGGAGGCCCTCGCGGAGCAACTCTGCGACCGAAACCGACAAGTTCATTGTCGGAACGGTAGGCATGGTACGTGCGATCATGTTACCTCCCAGCGTCCACAACTCATCAAACTCCATGCCCAAAGGCATGGCGCCGACGTCGAGTGGGTGCTGGAACAGTTGCCATGAATGAAAACATGGGAACGGTGATCCGTAGTTGGTTTCATAACCAACTTCACGGCCTGCCCAGTTATAGGCTATCGAGTGATAGACCTTGTACTCAGGCGGGATGTACTCAAGGTGGTTAGAAACAAACGGACCCCCGAAGTCGATAGACTTCAGGTATCCGAATCTAACCGGATCCTTACGGAGAAGATTGCGGCTCCACCTCCAGTTCGA